CCAGAGAGTTCTTTATCAAAAGCTTTTTATTGGTAGCAACATCGAACTGAATGTTCTTCAGATACTTCTCTTTGAAGTGTACGATGTACTGCTCAAGAGTAGAATCAACGTCTCTGATATTGAGAAGATTTCTTGCATGGTAAAGTGGGTTGACATTCTTCTGAATCTTAATGAAAGAGTTACCACCAGATGAAGACGTCAGCGGAATATAGTCGTTACATAGAACGTTACAACGGAAGGAATCGAAACCGTCCACCTTGACAAGAGCAATATCGTTCTCTACACTAACAACCGTTCCGGTAGTGTTACCTTGAGTAACAGAGTCCCCTGCAACAAAGTTAGTATTGGACTCAAGTGTAAGCTCCTGGTGGTTCTGTTCAAGCCATTCATAATAGGCTTTAACAAACATAACAAAGTTCTCTCCGTCCTCTCTATAGAACTGAGGGAACATGTTTTCAACAAAGGTGGAGATTTTAGTTTCGATATCTCTCATTCTTACTGCCTTACAGGAACAATATTAAGTGTCACATCTTCTTCAATAATATTTAGGATCACATTGTTCAGCGTTGTAATATCCTTGAATCTAGGAACAGCATAGAACTTGATACCAGCATTATCATATGAGATGATAGCAAAGTTAGATAGCTGCACCAGACCTGTATCATAGTTGATACGGCCAATGTCTGTAATCTTGAGATCAGACACGACAGCATATACAGAAACAATACCTTGACCATCGTCCTTGATGTAGGCTTTTTGACCCGAGATGTAAGTAAAGCGAGATGATTGTAGAGTAGGTGTACCAATCACCTGAGAAGGAGTCTTATCCAGCTCTACAGCAAACTTAACATCGAATGTATCAGATGCACCTATAATGTTAGGTGTGTATACTTTGATCAGACGGAACTCTGTGTCGTTCGAGATGATTGACGTCTGAGATGTATCGATAGCCTGCACCAGCTTTGAATATCTGAACACACGATTGAAGTTGTTTAGATTGTCCTGAGCATATTGCAGAACAGCAGACTTAGCAAGAGTATTAATATCATCAGCAGTCAGGCGAGTCGTATTAACGTTGTACTTGATAGAAGAGATAACATTAATGTATGTGTATTCTGGATCCACAAACACAGGATCGATCGATACTGGCGAGCGAGGCTTAAGGAAGCGATAATATTCTGTCTTCTTTGACTCTGGAAGTCCATCTACTTCATTGAGATCGACAGCAACGAACACCTTACCGAACTGTGGCGGCTCTAGATTCTCACCGCCATATGCTGCAACAGCATTGATCTCAGGGTAGTTGATCTTGAGCAGGTTCTCATAGTCTTCTGCCGTGACAGCTCTTTCCTGAGTAGTAAAGTGTCTCGGAGCATTGAATTTAATCGAATCAATTGATTCAGAAACAGAACCACCAGCCGCCTTTGAATTAACAGCAATGTTAATATTAATTTCGCCACCGATAGTAGAATCAGCATAGAAGTTGTCGCAGCCGTTAGGAAGCTGACCATTAGATATTCTATATTCTACGACAATAACTGAGTTGTCTTTTGGTCTTCTTCCTGTAACACCATCGCCGAATACTACTTCGTATGAGTCTGATTCAGACCCCTGAACAAAGAATACTTGTGACGAGGAGTTAAGATCGAATAGAGAAGATGCTCTGGTATATGTTAGAGTAGATGCACCAACGTCTTCAATTACAGTAACAGAGATAGAAGAAGTGTCTACATTCTTGTTAGTGATAATAAACTTTTGTGTATCACTCGCCTTGAATGTAAACGTATCTGTTACATAATAGCCTTCGTATAGAGTGATATTGTTACCAGAGAAAGTAATAGTGTTATCAGTATTGAGAGTAAAATCAGAAATAACAATATTCTCTGCTGTAGAGAATGTATAGTTAAGCTGACCAAAGCGCGATGTGAATGTAGTGCCCTTAGGCATTGTAAGTGAGCGCTTAGACAGATCAGTAGAAATGACAGAGATATTAACATTGGCTTCAGCTGACTTAAACGAGCGAGGCACATAGTTAAGTTCTTTGGCATGTGACACTACAGAGTCACGGATGACAGCAGTATCCAGGAACATCTCGTTACCGATCATGTTCAGATAGAAGGCATTATGGAATGTATTGTACGACAGGATATCGAGAAGAACATTCATGTTCGACCCGTCGAAGTCATAGTCGTTGAATCTATCCTGGGATCTCAGATATTGCTTAAGAGTATTCTTAAGTGTATCGAAGTCTAGGTTACTCAGTATTAAACTGGAATTAGCTGCCATTATCTTACTCTATCTAATGTAATGTTAAGAGTTACAGGGTCTTCTTTATTTATGATCATAAAAGACAGCGTAACAGCGTATAGGTTATTATTATAGTCAGGCACAACACTAATATCCAAGACCTTGGCTCTTGGCTCATACACATCGATTGTTTCTTGAATGTATTGAGAAAGGATTTCAGCAGTAGATTCGATCATCGGCTCGAACATCATTCGCTTGATATTAGAACCCAGATCTGGTTGATAGAGGCGCTCGCCCCGATCTGTCATAACAAGGTTCTTAATCGAACGAATAACAGCATGCTCGTTTACAAAGCGAAGCACATCCTTGGACACCGGATGAGGCACCATATCAGTCAGGAAGTCCGAATAGATCTGGTCCTGTACTGTTGTGGTTGTGATTCTGTCTGCTCTTGTTATTGCCATAGTTTCCTCTTATGGTCCGACGATAGCCGTAGCGGCTGCATGTACTGTATTAGATCCACCGCTTGTTGTGGCTCTTACCATACAGGTAAGTGTGCGGCCTTGATCTTCTGCATTGATAGTATATGTGTTAGTATTAGCACCGTAGATTTCAGCTCTTGTGTGAGCCCATTTCCACTGGTAGGATAGCGTGACGGTAGTGGACCATGTGCCAGTAGTTACTGAGAGCACTTGACCCACATTAGCTGTTCCAGATATTACTGGTGCGACACTATATGTTGGAGAGTTGCCGGTAACATTTGATGTGTATGCTGTATTAGCCGTATCACCACCCGATGAGTTATCACCAGATACTGTACAAAGAATAGCATATCCTATATCGTTGGCAGTAGGAACATAGGTGGCTGCATTAGCGCCATAGATTGGTTCATCACCCTTATACCAGGAATAAGTGTAAACAATATTGTTGCCAGTCCATGTACCATTGCTGACTGTTAGTGTCTGTCCTACTACTGCGCTACCAGATAGTGTAGGCGGCGCTGTATTATCTGGTGGAGGTGTGGAGATGTACACATTAACGTTGTTGGTAAATTCTTCTGCCTTACCAGCATCAACTGAAGCTGTAAATGCACTTGAGCTTGATGTGTCTACTTCGAAAGGCACCCCGGTGATCTCTGAGATAGCACTACCAGCAGCGCCGATGGCATTCAGACTTGAGCCAACAACAGCGTCTACAGAGTTGGCTGTTTCTTTGATAGTGTCTACAAGCTCGTCTGTTAGTTTGATTGCATCGTTGACAGCCCCAATAAGACTTGCAAGTCCTGTTTCGCAGATTAGAGTATTAACTTCGTCTGCAATTTCCTGGGCGATCTTTGCAACCTGCTTATCGATGGCGCCCTTGGCTTCTTTGATAAGCTGCGCGGCTGGATCCAGCACGTCGCTAGCAGTATCGACCGCACACTTCTTGAGCTTTGGCATTATCTCGTCTACGGCCTGAACAAACTCATTGATAGCAGTAGCAAGGTCGATAGCCTGTCTTAGTAGCTTGATGTAGTTTTCTACCTGTGGTGTGATAGTGCCAGTGACTAGTTTCTTGGCCCATGGAATGATCTTCATGGGGTTTGTAGGCACTTTAACGATAGGAAGATACTTACCCAGGAGCTTCTTGGCTTCTTCTTTGACGTCCTTGACCAGACCATCTAGCTCATCGCCAGTAATACCAAGCTGCATCTTGATATGGTCGCAATCAGTAGCATTCTTTAGATCGCTGGTCAGCTCTCTGATACGCTTGGTATTAACAGCCAGCGTTTCAGATCCTACCTTATTATTGTCTAACTTGTCAGTAACGTCCTGCGCGCAAGCCATTTGAATCCTTAATAAATGTTAGATACCATGCCCTTGGAGACATGAACCGTTTTGCCAGATGGCGTTGTGAACGAGCCTGTAACGCCCGTGCCAGACGAAATAGATCCAAGAGTAGTAAGACCACCCTGAGTGACAGCAACACCTCCAGGAGCAGCCATTG